ATAACTTCTTTTCTTTTAGCTGTGTCTTTTGCAATTCTAATTTCAGCGTCTTTGCTTTCTACTAGTGTTGCTTTGTCTTCAGCTACTTTTTTAGCTTCAGCTAATTGTTTATCTTTCAACGTAACTACTTTTAATAGTTTTGCTGTTTCGGACTTCTCATTAAGATAGCTGTTAGTATATTCTGATGCAAAAGATTCAAAAATCTTACGTCCAAAATCATTCTTACGTGCTGTATCAATGTCTTCCTTCAATTGAGTCATTTCTTTTGTAAGACCTTTCTCAACTGTTTCAGCAACAATTTTTGTTGCGTCTGTGATAAACTTGGATTTAACTTTAGCTAGATGTGTTTTGGCTTCACGTACTAAACGTACCTTTGTTTCAGCCAAGTCTTTTTTATCTTCATAAAACTCTGCGATTTCTTTAGATAGTGAATCAACAACAAAATTCTCAAGTTTGGAAAACTTTCCTGCCATAGCTTTTTGATCTTCATGAAGCTCACCGATCTCTTTACCTAACTGACCAACAACAAATTGCTTCATTAGTTCTGCGTTTTCACGCATTGCTACTGCATATTTTGCTCTTGCTTCGGCTAGTTTCTGACGATCGTCTGCGAACTCATTTAGTTCTTCTGCAAGTTTTTCTTCTAACATAGTATCAATAGCTTCCACCATTGTTGCTTTGTCATGCTCATACTTTTGAGCGAATTCCTCGCGAAGTTCAGCTGTGGCACTCAAACGATTCTCTTGAATCCTTTGATCCCATGCTTGTTCGATTTCTGCTCTGATTTCTTCGGAAATTGCATTATTTTCAAAGAGTGCTTTCAGTGCATCTAACATTATTTTCTCCTTGTTAGCGGAGACCGTTGATAATGTTCACCAACGATTCCTTTAAGTATTTCTGTGCCTTTTCGTCGCCATTAAGTTCGCGAGCCATATTCATTGCCTGATAGCCACCACGGCTATTTAATAAGTGTTCGTAAATAGGCGTTGGATACGCCCCTGGAGCACTTGGTTGAGCAACGGCATCAACAGTAATAATTTCAAATTCGCTGACCTCGCCGCTTCCATCTTCTTTAACATTTCCAGAACCCCTAGATGAGACACCAATTTTAACGCCGTTATTAATCATTGTTGAAACCAGTTGTCCCATCGGGGTTGGAATTACTTTAAGTTTTCCGTAACCGTTTGGTCCATCCATCCACATTTCTGTGATCATATGGCTTACACGGTCTAAATTAATATTAAGTCCTTCAGGATGATCAACTTCACCTAGTACACTATATCCACCTTTAATCTGATCGTTGAGCGTGTTGACAGCTCTACCAATCTCAGTTACAGGATATACACGTTGGTTAGCGTTTCTAACACCACCTTGTATGCAGATACCTTTTAAATACAGGTCTTTTGAACCTGATTCGTTTTCAGTAGTCTCGACGACCATCTTTGCTTGGTCGAATGATAGTGTTTCAGTTAAGTTTAACATCTGTTATTCCTTAATCTCAATTAAGAACCAATAGTACTTTTACTATTTGTTCCAGATTCGCCTGCGCCTTTTTTCTCTGCGCCATGGCCTTTAGCGTTTGCACTCATTGACTTAGAAGCTTTTGCGCCTGGTACGTTTACGTTCCCTGCGTTGTCTTCTTTAGGTGCACTTGCTTTTCCGCCTTTTTCTTCAGCTGATCCGCCAGCAATGTTACCTGCTGTTCCACCCATGTCATTTTTACCAGCAACTGGTGATTTAGTGCCGTCTGTTCCAGTATCGCCCATTTTAGGTGTTACTTTCTCTACGTACTCTCTCATTTGCTCTCCAGCAGTTTTAGTGCCTTCGAAAGCTGGTGCTTCGTCTTCTACGCTAAGTTCGGGAGCGACATCAAATGCCTCTTCCTTGTCTTCATCACCTTCGTCATCCATGTCCATGTCAGCGGCATCTTCGTCGCCTTCATCGTCACCTTTGTCGCCAGCCATCATTTTTTCAAATTCAGCTTTTAGGTCATCAAGAGCATCTTCTAGATCAACTACACGGTCTTCGATTTCTTCTTCATCGTCACCGCCCATGTCGTCCATATCACCTTCGTCGCTGTCTGCTTTGATGTCTGCCATCATATCGTCAGCCGCGTCGCCACCCATTGGGTCAGCTTCTGGTGTAATTTCTCCGAAATTTTCGTCAACTTCTTCGTCTGATGCTTCATCTACTTCTTCATCAGAGGCTTCGTCAACTTCTTCGTCTGTTGCTTCGTTAGTCTCTTCGTCGTCTGAAGACTCATCTACTTCTTCATCTGTAGCTTCATCTACTTCTTCGTCTTTTGACGCTTCATCTACTTCTTCGTCTTTTGCTTCGTCGACTTCAAGATCTTCTAAATCATTTTCTAGCATCTTTTCATAGATACCACGTGACTTCTCAATTACAAATTCGTGGAACAGTTCATCTGCGCCAGCACGATCGTTATTGACAAGTTTTTCGAGCATTTGCTCTAATTTATTGTCTGCCATTGTTTTCTCCTATAGTTTTAATTAAGTTGTAAGGCTGTCTAGTATTATTTACACTATGATTTAAAAATACACGGATAACGGCGTCAAAACGAGCTCGTTTTGTCACAAACCGTCTAAAAATCATAATATCTTTTAAACTCACTGACTGTTATGTGAGATAAATTCGTACATTTCTTTAACTGTTTAGGTACAAAGTCATCATTGTCTGCTACTATTCTTATAAAGCGTTTACCTTGATGAGCATCGCACGTTGAAGCTGTTTGTCTCTCCCAATTACCAAAATATGTTGCAGGATCACCTTGTTTCTTATAATTGTGCGTACCTGCGTACAAGTTATTTACCTTAGATCTATTCCCATGTTGGTCTATTTCGCCTTGAAAATCGAATCCTAGTATATAAATTGTGTCATGTGCATGTGTACTTGCTAGCCATAATGCTGTAGGACCACTACTCCAGCCTTTACTAGGCTGAAAATATCTAAATCCTTGCATGCCATTATACTGCTTATTTGGATTTGTCCAGACTTCATGTTCCATTTGCCATTTTTGTTGATTTATTTCAAGAATCATCTTTACATCGACAGCAACTAAGTAGTCAGGTTCGAAGTGTCTGAACATTGCATTACATGCATAAATCTTTCCGTAATTTTTAAGGGGATATAAGTCTATGTCTTTACGACTCGTGCCATTACCTATAACAAAAGCTACAGTCATTTAGAAAAATCCTATACTTGAGGTTGTGCTTGAATACCGTACATTTGACGTACGAAATCTAGTTCTTTTACTTTTTCTTCTTGATGTAATTCAGATGCCTTGCGAGCTTTGTTTATTTGACGTAATGTTAATCTTGTCTTACGGGTATCATCACGATTTACAATGCTTTTGTCATCTGTTGCATCATAACGCTTGTCCTCAATAGGATCAATAGTTTCTTTGTCAAAATAAAATAATTCTCTAAGTATCATGTTAGTATTTATGCCTCCGGCGTCTCTCCACCTGTTGATGATGCTCCTGCAGGATCTGATGTAGTTACAGAATCTACTCCTTCAGTTTCTCCTGTTGCAAATCCTTCTTCACCTTCTGGTGCTACATCTGCTTCTGCACCTAAGTCAGCTTCAATGCCTGCTCCACTTATTCCAGCACCACGCATTTCTGCACTAGCATCTGTTGGTGGTTGGCCTAAAGTTTCGTCGTTTTCTTCTCTCCAATAGCGTTCGTTTTCTGCTACTTCTGAATCACTCATTCCTAAGAAACGTTTCATTGCATATCTATTACTGATAAATGGAATAGCTTGTATCTGTGCAAAAGTACCAATACGTTGATTATCTAATTCACTTTGTCTATAACTTGCAAAGTTTTGTGGTGGTTGAAATAATAAATCAAACATTGCAATATCAACATTAATACCTTTTTCTATTAGATATCTTTTAAACTCTTGGTTGAATATTTCAGCAACTAAATTTTGTAAACGTTCGCAATACTTATTAAAGCGTAGTTCTTGTATATATGCAGTACCCACTCTGCCGTCATTAAATGAACTTTGACCTTCATCTTGTGCCGCGGCTGGCAAGTATGAACTTGGAATACGTAAACCTCTTACTAGTTTGTTTGTAAAGTATTTCAAGTCATCAATCTCACCTAAGTTAGTACCACCAGGTAGTGTTTCAACTTTAGATCCACGTCCTTCTGCTGTT